GGCCTGATTGCGCTTAGTAACGCACTACATTTTGTCCTCGAGAATTAGGCTCTGCCTAAGCTCTTGGAGAACTTTGGGTGCTCCCTAACGTATCGGCCTGACTAGCCTCCACGTCGACGTCTCCGCGCCACCGGCGCGTCCACGTAACCCTCTCTTATGCTGACACTCGAAATACGCTCTCGACGAGCCACTTTTCGTAGTTGTCGCCACAAAGTGATTAGCTTCGCAGACGGTGTTATCTCATCGTTTAACCGTTGAGTATATCCTATCTTACTCGGTAGGAGATTTACTCCATCCTCGCATGCGCCAATTTCCGCAAAGATATCGTATAACGTATTCCAAGCGGGAAGGATTCCTGGTTCGTATACTCTCAGGCGATCATCGATCTGTTCATGAGTTTTACGAAGCCCGTTGGTATAAGGTCTTGCTACCCACTCTGTGAAGAATTCATTCCAGGCTTCGGCATTTCTGTCGAACCCGAAGAACTCCAACACAGATTTCGAGAAGAACGGTCTTTCGACCATTGCAACTCGCTTCTTCGCCTTAGCGGTTGACTTAGTTCCCGGACCCGGCGATTCCTTGTCTTCGACAAGTAGCGTCAAATCCGAAAACCGTGCCATACTTAAAGCGAATAAAAGTCGCTCGAACTTCACCACGGACATCAAAAGCCCTTTAAGGGTTCGCTCCCAAAGGGAGCGAGCTATAGTCCAACGATTTGGATCCACTAGCTCACCCTCGCCTGCACCTGGTGCAACGGAAAGTAACCAAGCCTCAAGAGGCATTGGAAAGATTCCCCCAGGGCGGCACAGATATGCGACGAGACCCGATAGACGGTTCCCTAGACCTAACACGACTGGCAGTCGTGCCAAGTTTCGGAAGCCGTACCCACAGAAACGTGCTACGGAAGAAATTCGGATCACTCCGAACTTCATATTCTTGTTAACCAGTTCCCCTAGGGCCCCTAAGGACCGAAGGGCCACTAGCATCTCTGCTAGTGATACTGGAGAAACATCCCGTCCAGCAACCCAAGTTCGCTTCGCAAACTCTAGAGAGCCGGTGTTCGAGACTAGACTTTTTGCTAAGCTAATCTCAACTCCGATTTCTCTCATTATTACTAGATACTTCCGTGCGACGGCGCGGTCAGCGATGACCACATCGTCTCCGAGTATAGCGTAATCCAAGAACCATCCTGAATGATGGTATACCTCATTTGCTGCGTACTGCACCAGAGCATGGTGTGTCAACGCCAAAAGCGCCCAACTCGATAACGCTCCCATTGGTTGTCCTACCGCATAGAATACGCGGTCGAACCCTAAGTTGTAACTTTTAGCTACCTTAGGTAAACCATATGGTTGTGAAGTCAAGAAAGACGCCCAAAGCGCGGACATTCGCTCTCCCAAAATGGGCACCAATAGCCTCACCTGCAACGCAAGTGGAAGTCTATCGGTAGCCGCTGACAGATCATACGACGCCACCCAGTGGCCCTCCTTTTGAAACCTCTTTATCAACCGCTCCACCGGAGCAGTTTGATTAAAAGTCCCATCAGTCGGAACCATGCGTAATCTATCGAAGATCCACTTATGCAAGGGTTGCATAAGCGTTTGGGTAACGATGTTCACCATGGCGAAGACTCTGATCTTGCCCGGTTCCTCTTTGAACCCAAGGCGGCCGAACCACAGAGGTTTTCCCCAATAGTGTGTGATATACCAAGCAAGCAAGGTTGCCTGCTGGACCTCAGGACTCATGTCTACCGTCGGTAGACCCTGTTTCATCACATACCAAAGAGGAGAAACATGTGGATCCTCTCCGGAAGGACGATTTTCGCACGTATAAGGAGTTACCTTATACCACTTTTGCTTCCACTCCTCGGTTCCAAACTCATGTTTAGTGAATTCTTCAAAGGCAAATCTTGCCTTAACACCGATTAGCTTCCACAACGCTTTCATCCCCCAGATCAACTCTAGACCATCAACCTCCTTGAGCCACTCTAGCAGAGCGGTTCTTGAAGGAAGATGCGACCCAAATAGGGCCACATCCCACGGGATCGCCATTACTGCCGACCACCCTCCTGAGTTAGGAGAGCTTTTCCGTATGAACGGTATCAAGCCCGGCCAAAGGTCCTTAGAGGCCTTAACCTTAAACGGGTCTCCGGTAATCAACCGGATTTTCTCGTAAAAGGTGGGAACCCAAAATTCCCAACGTGGTAAGAACATGGAAATGTCTTTCCCAGGATCCGTGATCGTATTCAACTTCAGGCGTCCTTTAAACTCAACCTCTCGATAGAGAGAGAAGAGAGACAACCAAAGTCGAATCGTACCCACATCGCCCTTCAAAAGAAGCTGACGATGCCTCACGTTGATTATTCTAGGCACTCCCCGGCGAGTTCTAGAAATATTCGCTCCTAAGGCCCAGGGTGAACGATCTCTCATCCCACCTGCTATATGTTGAGTAACAATATAACAGGCTTTCAGATAAATCGCAAGGCCCCTAGGCCCCATCACACGATGTATTCCTACAACATTTTTGGCATAGCCCCATACAACCTTCACATGAGAGAGTGTTAGATGCCCAAAGACTAACGGAACTAATCGTAAGAGAAGTCCCGCTAGTTTTGCTTCTGATTTTACACAGAAGGACCAAGTAAATGTATGCGGCACCAGCGCTCTGTAAAGAGCTCTAATGTTTCGCATAAGATAATTTTCATTATCTGGATGTTATTCCCGTTTACCCTTCGGTTCCCGCTCTCCTCCTGGGAAGAGGCGGCCGCAGGTCGCATTGGTATGCTCCATTCGGGTGAATGTTTTAGGTTGTCTAATGGCAACCTCAAGCATCGGTAAGACCCCCTACCATTGCTGGTAGGATTTCCCATCATTACGTACCTCCCCCGGCTTAAACCCGGGTTGAGAACTATAACTTTGGTTCCATCCGCTTCTCAGCGGAAAACTCACTGTAGCTCTATGGCTCCTTTAGGGACCTAAGGGATCAGTGGAAGATCCGTTGGATCAGGGGTTCGGATTTCTCCGAGAGTGCTCCTTGACATCCAGTCATGGGGTTACCCTCTGAGGTTCATTATTTGCCTCACAACTACCTTAGGTAGCTGCCCTTACACGCCTCCAAACCAGGATTAAACCCCAGTTTGGCTTAGCTTCAGGGGAAGGCTGCGCTTGCGCAGCACTCAATGTCAGGAACCAGTTATTACTAACTGGTCCCCTCGACTTGACCTTTTAGTTACGGCCTAACTAAAGTTAGCTTATACTAGAAGATTGCTCTCCTAGATTCCATGCTATCAAGTCTCCCTGCCAGTTCCACTGGCCTACCATGGGGGCCTTGATATCCAATACCAAGCAGCGCTTAGTAACCTCACGCACTACAAGACATTTAAGTCTCATAGCTGGTTGAGCTGGACATCAAGTCCTGCTCTTCGCAGCGGCGCGGATTGCTCCGCG